TTTAGTAGATTTGACGATTCTTCATTACTAACTTTATTTTGAAGTTGATACTTCATGATTTCAGAGTCAAAACTGTTACTTTGTTGTAAAACGTCTTGAACTAAATTATTGTACTCATTTTCAAATTCATTTTCTTGTTCAGAAAGTGGAGGGATTTGTATATTTCGTTCTTCGTCTTGCTTTTGACGAATGTTCATAAGATTTTGTACTTCACCATCGGGTATAGTCGTGGGATACTGCCTGTTATAATAATTAGTATATGCGACATTTTCAGTAACATTTGTATTATCAGTTCCAAATGATTCTTTGACTATACCATTACTTGTACTTGTACTAGAGTATAAAGAGAGAAGTGAGGCAAGAATAAATACTCCTAGGAAAACAAAGATAATATATTCAATCCACGGCATTTATGAAATCAAAATATATAAAATAAGAAAAATATTGAAATCTATACTTTCTTGATTTTTAAAAAAAATCTGACAGAAAAAAATACTGGATATCAATGCTTACTAGTAAGAGTCATATTTCTTTTTTGTATTAAAATGAAAAAGAAAAAATGAAAAAAAAAATGAAGTAAGAAGGTGGAAATTTATGTCGTGCGTAATTAATTTTTCATAATTTAAAGTCTAAAAGACTGACTTTTAAAAGTAAATGAAGTACTTGATTCGTTGTAATGATAGGGTGTATCTTGCTACATGTATCAAGTATCCGGAACATCCGAACACATGGTATCACTTTTACTTGGAAGATGGTTCAAAGCGAATTGTTTCGTTAAGAAATAGTGCTATCATCTCAAGTGGTTCATCCGACAATATTTTGGAACACCGTCAATCTTCAGATCAGATGAAAAAAATTACTTATCTTATCAAAGCACTAGAAGCAATATGTAACTAGTTCAATGTAGTACATCCCTTGCATCATCATTTCACCTGTTCCAGAGCATCATTTCACCTGTTCCAGAGCATCATTTTCCCAGTTCCAGTATAATTTTCGATTATTACGCATAAACTCGTCACGATTTCCACCTGAAAATGTATCACTTAAGTACTTCTCAAAAGAGTCGTCTTCCACAAGTGGGCGTTCTAACATACTTAGAATAAAGTGAATGCAATATACACCACATTGAGCACCAGTAAACTGATGACGATTCATATTTATCTTCACTGGAACTTTACGTCCAGTGTCTTTTTCTAGTTCACCTGCAATTCTTTTCAAAAAAGTTGATATTTCTAAAGAAGGTGGTATTCCATAGCTATCATAAAAAAATACCTCTGGATGACTATAGTCAATATTTAGAAAAGCCGCAATCCAGTGAGCACCTGCTTTGTCATGTGGATCTGTATTAAAAATAACTCCTATTTTCGTTTTTTTTTGTTCATGCCATTTTTTTACAAATTTGTGTATAACTCTTGGACATAACTCTTTTACAATACATTTTTCTGATGTACCTTCTAACTCAAAATCATTGGGAACCGGACCAATAAATAAAAAGTCTTCATACTTGTCCATATACTGAGACATGACATTTTGAATATCATAATTTGTGAGCCATGACTCAATGTTTTCTTTCCATTTCTTTGGTACAGAATGAGCAAAAAATTTTGTTTCAAAAGTTGAAGGAGGTTTAATCTGGTACAGCGTTGAGTCGGTACTATTGTCAAATACTAATTTGGGTAAAGATGGGTTTAGTTTCCTCGTCCAACATTTTTCATCCCCATCACGACAGATTTTCTTCTGTCTAAATTTTTCATTTAGAGCTTCCCAGAATTTAAAGAAGTCGTCTTTTTCTTGTTCCATTTCTATGAGTGGATCTTCTGGATACATTGTATTATACTTCAGTGCCAATTGCTTTATTGCCCAGTCTGGAAGACAAGAACTCTGACCTTTACGAGAATACTTTGGAGAACATTTTGTATTTGCCCTTTTTCCTTTTTCTTGTTTCTTCGACTTAAGCCATTTGAAAAGATAATTGGTCATTATTAGCAAGAGAAAAAATCCACTATTATTTTTTTCTTTACAAATCTTATCTATCTTGTAAAGAGAAAAAAAATGACTCAAGAATGGTAAATCTGTTGTGAAAAGGATCGAATAGTTGTTTCAAACTTTATTAATTCTTTACAAATTCGAACTGTATATTTCGACTTTTTTATAATTCGATCTGAATATGTAGTTCATATCATAATTTCAAAGGTAGTGTGTGTGTGTGTGTGTGTGTGTTTATGTGTTTATGTGTCATGAATCCTGATGAAAGAGCGAAGTATCTAAAGAGAAAGTTTAGAAGTCACTTCCATGAAACTTTTCCAGAATCAAAAGAATATGGACACCAAGTACTTGAGACGCAAAAACTTTTTACTCAGTTCACAGAAAGTATGAAAAATGAACAACAAGTTATGAAACGGTCATTTCAAGATACACTTATATTCCTACAAGACAAGAAAATAGGGCTTTCAGATAAATGTTTAGAGTTGCATAGACAGTTTCTTACAGAACGAGATGAACAGGGTATTTACAGTAGCAGTCTAATAACAGAGAGACATTGCTGTGAAGATGCATACTTAGAAACTGTGGTACAAATTATAAAAGTCGAAAAGATTCTTATGGATATTCAACGAGTTTTAGAGGAGTATTGCTACATAGAGAGTATATCAGAATTTTAAACGCTAATAAAAAAAATTATCATACAATTATCTAGAACGTATTGTGAACAACTCGTAAAATTTGAAACAAAATAGTTTATGCATTATGAAGTACTTATAGTGGTTGCACGATATAAAGAAGATATTACATGGTTAATTCCGTATGCTTCGCAAAGTCTTATAGTTAATAAAGGATATAGAGAAACAAACGTATCGGATTCTCTCACTTCTTTTCCAAATGTTACGAAAGAGGAAAATATTGGCAGAGAGAGCCATACCTATCTTCATTTTATAGCTAAAAATTACCACTGTCTTCCAGAAGTAATTATTTTCACACAGGGAAAAATCCATGATCACTTTTCTGAAGATGTATCTACTCTCTTTTCCCGCTTTATCGAGGAAGTAAACTCGTATGGTGCTTCCCTGCCAACACATATACATTTCACTTCGGATCTTGCTCATAAGAGTTCTTGGGATCCTGACTGGAATGTTCACACTGTTGAAGAAGTAGAAGGAGTGACATCTACAAGATTTATTCTCGAAGACTGTTATCTGGATAATAATAAAATATGTTTCAGCGAGTGGTTTCAAGTGAATATAGGTCGCCCTTATAAGTATCCTTTTAAATTATACAGAAGTGCAATCTTTGCTGTACATAAAAGTCAGATCCTCTCAAGACCACTCGCTTTCTATCAGAGCTTATTACGCTTTTGTTCACATCACATTGATCCTGCAGAGGGGCATTTTCTTGAAAGATCATGGTACTATATTTTTAATGAACACTGCAACACCGATCCGGTTGAAAAGTAAGAAAAGATAGACACAGTCAGAAAGATCAACGAAAGTCCATTCTACGTCCGATTCCTGCCAAAATAGCCATTCCTACATCCGTGATATTTCTACAGCCATATAGGTTAACTGAATTCAAGCCTCTACATCCATTGACCAGAATAGCCAATCCTTTATCCGTGATCTTCCAACAGTAATGTAGGTTAATTGAAGTCAAGTCTCTACATCCTTTTGCTAGATGAGCCAATCCAACATCCGTGATATTTCTACAACAATGGAGATTAACGGAAGTCAAGCCTCTACATCCTTCTGCCAGATGAGCCAATCCGACATCCGTGATATTGTAGCAACTACTTAGGTTAAGTGAAGTCAGGCCTCTACATCCTGTTGCCAGATCAGCCAATCCTTTATCCGTGATCTTCCAACAGGTATATAGGTGAACTGAAGTTAAGCCTGTACATCCTACTGCCAGATGAGCCAATCCTATATCCGTTATATCATAACAACCACGTAGGTCAATTGAAGTCAAACCTCTGCATCTTACCAGACTAGTCAATCCAGTATCCATGATGTGATAACAACCAGTTAGGTCAATGGAAGTCAAGCCTGTACATCTTTCTGTCAGAATAGCCAATCCTTTATCCGTGATCATATAACAACCAGTGAGGTTTATAGAAGTCAATCCTGTACATTCTGTTGTTAGAAGTGTCAATCCAGTATCCGTGATCTTATAACAACCAGCGAGATTTGCAGAAGTCAATCTTGAACATCCTCTTGTCAGCTGAACCAATCCTGTTTCCGTGATGCAATAACAACCAGATAGGTTAATGGATCTACATGCTCCTCCTCCTGTCTGATGAGCCAATCCTTTATCACTGATACCTGTAAAAATCCAATTCTGCACCTTTATTTCTCGCAACAACAAATACGATAGCTTTCTGACTTCCCTTCGAGAAACTTTAACAGTAGATAATCTGAGGTTTCTGAACGTGGTAAGCAACTGCTTCCGATCATCGTAGTTCGTCGTAGCCTAGTGAGTAGGAGTTACCCGAGTAGTTATTGCCGTGATACGAAGGACTCTTACCGAATCAAGGAGTCGAACATCAACGTCTTCGAGAAATAGCAGAATATACCCCAAAACATCACTAGATAAACAAAACACCAAAGAAGTAGAAATAGGCGAAGAAACAATCGACATTTAGTGACGGGGGTGCGAAATTATGAGCGTCACCACAATTTTTTTTCGAAAACAACAAATAAAATTCCAATATCTCTCTTTATATATAATAAGTCAACATTTCTGTTTTTGTGAACTTGTCTGCTCTCTTTCAATATATCAGTTTTTGCAAACTCGTCCGTATTTTCTGATTTCTGTAATATTTGCTCTTCATAATGGTCTTCATATTACTACTCTAAACTAACCCTAACTTACTACTGTTCAAGTCTATAAATATTTCTATGTAGGTTTTGAACTTGAAAACTTCTCCAAGTCCAAGAGAGTCTTGGTACAAGTCATAAAGAATGTTCTCTCGGGAAAATTTGCTCTCCAAACCTCGGCACACCACTTTACAAGATCACTTTCTAATTGATTTTCCTGTCCTGATGTATAAATACGTAAAATAGTTTCTGCCAAAAGGACTTTCAGTGCAGAGACAATCCTGATAGTCAATTTGGTTGTCTTGGCGTAAACTTCAACAGCTTTAAAATCCTTCTCATACCACAAATATTTTGCGTGCTTCTGAGCTGTAAGTCTATTGAAGTTGTACCCTCTTTTCCCAATATACTCCTTGAGAATCCTTAAATTATAGTCAGAGACATCGGGATCAAATGGCAGTGTAAATCGTGCGTAGTACATATCAGGAAACGGTGGACGATCAATCAAAGATATTTCAGATTTCTTGTTCACATTTTTAACTACTTCAGTTTCATTTTCTGGATCCATTTTGTACTTTTGTTTCGATAGATTATTTGTAGTATTTGTAGATTATTTTTTATACTTATAGTCCAGGTTGATTTTTAAAGTAGAAGAACGCAAGGGTCATCACTTTTTTCAACCAAATTTGTAATAAATGAAATTCTAGAATATAAGGAAGAAGTAAAATAGCTACATTTACTTCATATAACAGTAACAAAAAAGTAGAAGTAGTACCAATATATAAAATGATAAAAACAAACAAAGACGCATTTATCAAAGAAGTTCTGATCAATACGATTTTAAAAGAAAATGAAAAGGTAAAACTATGTTTATCAACGAGGGAACTTCACGAAAAGCTCAATAACGTACTTGCTACATGGACAAATGAACAAAATATTGCTCTTTCAAAAGAGTGGTACAATCGAGTTTCCGAGAAGTGTACGACATCCACTTGGCAACCTCTTTCACTTAACGAGATTGTATTTTTAAAGATCGGAAGTATTATCTCTTTTACGAAAGAAGCACTGATAACAGAAAAGGGGGGTATGAAATTTTTTTCGGTGATACTTCTAGCAGTGGATAATGAAGGACTGAAGTACCGTTTAGGTGGTTCATTTGGAAAAGTAAAAGCTTCAAATTATAAGAATTACTTCTGGATGATGAAATTATCTGAAGAGGACCAAAAAATATTGTTCTGGAAAAAATCAAATCTTGTTCTGTAAACTCTATTTATACAGGAAGGATATTAAAGTAACTTCTTGTTACTTTTTTCCCGTTTCTCTTATCATAACCAACAAAAACAACGACGGGTTTCAATAGTAAGTCATGTGTTTTTAATATCTGTCTCACCATACAGATTCCAGGATTTTTTTGTTTCCGCAAAGAGTTTTCATGTAAACAAGTCAACATATCAGAGTGGTACTCTAATTTTAATAGTGATTTCAAGCTTTGAAATTTTAAATTCGTACTCGTATCAAGTAATAAATCTCTCGATATAGCACAGTAGTGAAGTTCTTCTAATTTAACAAAATGAACATTCAAAATTGCCATCAACTTCTTTAGAAGTAGGACTCGTCGAGTTTCATGTATATCTGTTTGGTCTTTTTTTTTCACAGTGATTGATTTCATTTTCTATATGGAGATTTACTTTAAAAATAATATTCTATGCTATTAGTACTAGTATCAGTCTATAAAATAAAAAATTCTTAATGAACAACGATGTACAAAAAACTCAAAATAGTGTGATAGAAACAGCGACTTTAGAACCGATGAAAAAAATAATCGATAAGTGCAAAGCTGATGGTACTTATGTAATTACCAAACAGGATGTACAACAGTTCAAGTCATTTATTAAAGTGTATGTCGAATCAAAACTAAATGTGCAAACTCAAGATTTTTGAAACGTTTACGTATCCGGAAAAAAAAATTAGTGAAAAATAATTACTCTTAATGAAACTTATGGTACTGTACTACTCTACTACAACGTGATATCCAATCTTAGAAAAGTACTACAACTGTTATTTTTTCATTTTGTTCCAGACGAGTCAATCCTTCTTCCGTGATATTTCGACAACCAGTTAGGTCAATAGAAGTCAAGTCACCACATCCTTCTATCAGATGAACAATTCCTATATCCGTGATATTTCTGCAGCCAAATAGCTTAACTGAAGTCAATCCTCCACATCCTATTCCCAGATGAGCCAATCCTATATCCGTTATATTTACACAACAAGCTAGCTTAATTGAAGTCAATCCTCCACATCCTCTTCCCAGAGCAACCAGTCCTATATCCGTTATATTTGAACAACAAGATAGATCAATTGAAGTCAATCCTCCACATCCTCTTCCCAGAGCAACCAGTCCTGCATCCGTGATATTGCTACACCAAGAAAGGTCGACTGAAGTCAAGCCAATGCATCTTTCTACAACAGCAGTCAGTCCTGCATCCGTGATCTTATCACAACGAGATAGATCAATTGAAGTCAATCCTCCACATCCTCTTCCCAGAGCAACCAGTCCTGCATCCGTGATATTTCTACACCAAGAAAGGTCGACTGAAGTCAAGCCAATGCATCTTTCTACAACAGCAGTCAGTCCTGCATCCGTGATCTTATCACAACGAGATAGGCAAACTGAAGTCAATCCTCCACATCCTTCTGCCAGAGCAACCAGTCCTGCATCCGTGATATTGCTACACCAAGAAAGGTCGACTGAAGTCAAGCCAATGCATCTTTCTGCCAGAGCAACCAGTCCTGTATCCGTGATCTTATCACAACGAGATAGGCAAACTGAAGTCAAGCCTCTACATCCTTCTGCTAGAGCATCCAGTCCTATATCCGTGATATTTTTACAGAAGTATAGAATAACTGACGTCAAACCTATGCTTCCTCTTGCCAGAATATTCAATCCCGTATCCGTGATATCGCTACATTCCGATATGTCAATATGAGTCAAGCCTCTACATCCTCTAACTAGACTAGCCAATCCTGTATCTGTGATCAATGGGCAGCTACTTAGGTCAACTGAAGTTAAGCCTGTACATCCTCCTGCCAGACTAGCCAATCCTGTATCTGTGATCAATGAGCAGCTACTTAGGTTAACTGAAGTCAAGCCTCTACATCCTCCTGCCAGACTAGTCAATCCGACATCCGTGATCAGTGAACAACTATATAGAATGACTGATCTCAAGCCTCTACATTTTCTTGCCAAATGTGTCAATCCTATATCTGTTATATATTTACAGTCAGCCAGGTTAACTAAATTCAAGTCTCTACATCCTCCTGTCAAATGCGACAATCCTTCATCCGTGATATTGCAACCAGTCAGGTAAACTGAAGTCAAGTCTCTACATCCTCCTGCCAAATGCGCCAATCCTATATCCGTGATATTACAACCAGCTAGGTCAATACAAATCAATCCTTTACATCCTCTTGTCAAATGCGCTAATCCTACATCCGTGATATGTTTACAGTCAGTCAGGTCAACAGAAGTCAGTCCTCCACATTTGCTTGCCAGACGAGCCAATCCTACATCCGTGATATTACAACCATCCAGTGCAATAGAAGTCAAGTCTCTACATCCTCCTGTCAAATGCACCAATCCTACATCCGTGATCTGCCAACATCTCCACAGCTTAACAGAAGTCAGTCCTCCACATTTGCTTGCCAGACGAGCCAATCCTACATCCGTGATATTTCTACACCAAGAAAGGTCGACGAAAAGCAAAGTTGTACAACCTTCTGCCAGATGAGCCAATCCTGTATCCGTGATCTGCCAACATCTCCATAAGTCAACTGAAGTCAATCCTCTACATTGGTCCACAAGACTAATCAGTCCTGTATTTGTGATCTGCCAACAGTCAGTTAGGTCAATTGAAGTCAATTTTCTACATCCTCTTGCCAAATGTGCCAATCCTACATCCGTGATCTGCCAACACCTATATAGACTAGTTGAAGTCAAGTCTCTGTATCCTCCTATGAGATGAGCCAATCCTGGGTCCGTGATATCTTGAAATGTCAAGTTCTGTACCTTTATTCCTCGCATCAACAGGTACATCAGCTTTCTCCCTTCACTTTCTGCAACCTTTACATCATAGAATTTGAGGCATTTTAGTGCCTCGAGTAAGTGTGGACGATCCTTACGGTTCGTCATGGCCTAGTGAGTAGGAGTTTTATGAAAGTAGTTGACAAGGATTCAATAGGCTTACCGAATCAAGACTTACAACTTCATCTTCTGTGAGAAATTGAAGAATATATCCCAAAGGATCACGAGACAAAGAAAGTAACATTTGGTGACGTTTTTTTTTGAAAAAATGTGAAAAATTATGGAGCTGCGATTTTTTTATTTTGGTTTTCTTTTTTTATTCCACCTGAATACATTTTTTTAATTAAAATAAATATGGTAGACAATGTGCTTTTCAATGATGTACATTTCGTGATGAAGCAAAAATGTATACATCATCGCTGAAGTAAATTATACGTACGTACGCTGTTTTTCAATATTGATCTTTGCATTGAGATTGTTCATACTTCTAATAATATACTCAAAACTTCTACAAATGATATCAAATTGTTCATCAACGAGTGTGACCCTACTATTTTCTTTGGCGTCAACTTTCTCATTCTCTTCATTTTTCTCTGCAAATAAAACTTTTTTCTCATTCGTGTACTTTTCACCAATCAAATCTAGTCTAGTCTTTATTGATGTATATGATCGATTGAATAGAGGTACAATTGATTCTATTCTCACTCCTTCCTCATAGTACTTTTGGCAAAGCAGAGTATCTTCGTCATGATTCCACTCTTTCATGTATTTCCCTCTATATTTACGAGACGGTTGTTTCAGTGGTGTATTTCTTTGCCAAACTTCAGTCATTTTTATTCAAGTAGATTTCTTCTTTTTTATAATTTTATCTCGTTTTAATTTTTATTTTCTTCTACTTATTTCTCTAAAAAACAAGGGAATCTTTATATATCTTTTTTCAAAACTCTTTCTTGTAAAGTGCAAATCACTGTCATGTATGGACCCAGTTTTCAAGAGAAATACACTCATCAAGTGGACTGTCTCAAAGAAGAAGAAGTTGGAACAAGATTGTCATTAAATATTCGATATCATAAGTAGGCTTGAACAGTTGTTTCAAACTTTATTATTTCTTTACAAATTCTAGGACTTTTTATAATTCGATCTGAACTTAAAGACAATAATATGTATTAATCTTAAAATAAAACAATACTATGAATGATGTCAAAAAAGAAAGGAACTTTGTTACAGTTGGAAAAGCTGCTGTCCTTACCGGTCTTGATCCTCAAACAATCAGGAAGATGGCTGACGAAGCATCAATCTCATGCTATAGAACACCTTAGTGTTTTCAGAGCGGTTATAGTGATAAGTAAGACATACTAACTTTTTAGTTGAAAAAGAAAAAAAAATGATAATGAGGAAACATATAGGTCTATATACTCATCTATTCAGAAGTTATAAAATAATTCATTCTAAAAAACAAAAAACAAATGGAGCCTTCCATACAGGAACAGTCTTCGACCAATAAGTACAAGCGTATGACACAGATTGAACACGTGTATAAGTTGCCTGATACCTATGCTGGAAGTTGTGATAATGCACCGAATACGATGTTTATGTTGAGTTCAGACCATTCTACCCTACAAAGTGAAGATATCATTTATCCTCCAGCTCTGTATAAGATTCTAGATGAGCTGATTGTCAATGCCTCTGACCAATGTATTCGTTTAAGAGACCCTAAACTTGCAACGAAGTATCACGTGACAAACATTGACATATCTGTGAATCGTGAAACAAAGGAGTTTACTATTAAAAATGATGGAGAAGGCATCGATGTTGAAAAAACAGAGTATGGAATGTATGCCGTGGAACTCATTTTCGGTAACTTGTTAACGTCTACCAATTATGAAGAGGGGGAAGAACGAGTGGTGGGTGGTAAGAATGGATTGGGAAGTAAAATTTGTAATATTTTTTCGCATAGATTTACAGTCACTACAGTTGACTACCGTCGAGAACTGCAGTATTCACAAATCTTTCGGAACAATATGCAGACGATTGAACCTCCAGTCATCACTTCATTCACAGGTGAACCTTTCACTTCGGTGAGTATGATTCCTGACCTCGAAAGATTTGGTTTAACCGAATGGTCCGATACAATGTTTCGAGTAATTGAGAAAAGAGCATTTGAACTGGCAGCCTGTTTACCTGGTGTAAAAGTATCATTTAATGGGACAGTTGTACCAATACGTAATTTTGAAAAGTTGTTGGACCTACTTGATGAGTTTAAAATCGGTAAAGTGGTAGAAAAGTTACATCCTCGTTGGGAAGTTGGTATTTCCTTATGCGACGGTTTCAAGCACATCTCTTTTGTCAATGGATTAAGTACTCATAAGGGTGGGAAACATATAGACTATATTGCAAATGCAATCGCAAAGGCCGTAGTTGAGTTGATTGAAAAGAAGAAAAAAATCAAAGTCAAACTTTCGGTTGTGAAAGATAATCTGTTCGTGGCCGTGGCTTGTCAAATCGTAAATCCAACTTTTGATAGCCAGACGAAAGATACACTGACAACACCATCCACCAAATTTGGTTCCAAGTGTGATATTCCAGATAAGTTTATCGAAAAAATCATCAAATTAGGCCTTGTGGATAGAGTTCTTGCTCTCCATGAGTTTAAAGAAACAAAAAGAGTCGCAAACCAAGAGGGAAAGAAAAAATTACGTTTGTATGATATTCCGAAACTAGACGATGCAAATGAAGCTGGGTCTGGCAAATCAATACAATGTACTTTGATTTTGACAGAGGGAGACTCAGCTAAAGCTACTGCTATTGCTGGTTTGAGTGTTGTGGGAAGAGATTTATTTGGAGTATTCCCACTAAAAGGAAAACTTGTGAATGTAAGAGATAAACAGACTACATTAGCTGGACGTACCCAGATTTCTAACAACGAGGAACTGAATAATATTAAACGTATTCTGGCTCTAGAGACTGGTAAGGTATACAAAACACTTTCTGAACTTCGTTATGGAAAAGTGATGATCATGACTGATCAAGATGTCGATGGATCTCATATCAAAGGCTTATTCATTAATTGGATAGAAACTTGTTGGCCAGAGTTGATTTCACTTGGATTTATCACATGCCTACTGACTCCGATTATTAAGGCGACAAAGGGTTCTTCTGTGTTAAGTTTTTACTCTCTTGGAGCTTTCTCAGAATGGCAAAGTACAGCTACTGGATCCTGGAAAATCAAGTACTACAAAGGTCTCGGAACTTCTACGTCTGTCGAGGCAAAAGAATACTTCAAGGAGCTGAAACAGATGCTTTTTATTGCTACTCAGCAGTCACACGACAAGATTGATATGGTCTTTAACAACAAACGAGCAGATGACCGTAAAGCATGGTTACGAAAGTATGATTTTAAGAATGTACTGGATAATATGTTGACAGAAGTACCGTTGGAACAATTTGTTGACCAGGAAATGATTCATTTTTCGAACTACGACAATACAAGAAGTATTGGAAGTGTAATTGATGGATTAAAACCTTCTCAGCGGAAAATTCTATACGCTTGCTTCAAAAGGAACTTGAGAGATGAAATCAAAGTCGCACAACTTACTGGCTATGTAAGTGAGAATTCAGGATATCATCATGGTGAAGAATCTCTCAATAAAACCATCGTCGGTATGGCACAGAATTTTATAGGCTCGAACAATATAGAATTTCTTCAACCGAATGGCCAATTCGGTTCTCGATTGGAGGGAGGAAAGGACTCGGCCAGTCCTCGTTATATTTTCACTGCACTAGACCCGGTCACAGAAGTTCTCTTTCCTATGGCAGATCGTCCTTTACTAAAATACCTCGAAGATGATGGGGAACAAGTGGAACCGTCTTTTTATGTTCCTATTTTGCCAACGACTTTGATCAATGGGGTAAGAGGAATTGGTACTGGATGGAGTACGTATGTACCTTCTTTTAACCCAAAGGATATCTGTCAGCAGTTTATTGAAAGACTACAAGGCAAAAGAGATTCGTTTGATAACATGCGACCTTTCTATAACGGTTTCAAAGGACAAATGATTGCTTTATCTGATACGAGTTTCTTGTCTAAGGGTATATACTCAGTTACCTCGTATAATAAAATCGTAGTTTCGGAACTTCCGATTGAAACGTGGACAAGTGACTATAAATCGTTCTTGGACTCTATATTGACTCATGATACACCACAAGAACCACAAAAAGAAGGCAAAAAGAAGAAAATGTCAGCAAAAGAAGCTATGTTTGACGGATTTCTGAAAGGTTACAAGACAAATTGTACCGAAAGTATCGTGCATTTTGAACTGGAAGTCGATCCAACTATTTTGATGGAAATGTCACAGAACAGGACTACGGATGATGCAAATGTTGACATTTTCGAAAAAGTATTGAAACTCACCAGTAAAATGTCCTTGACCAATATGATGCTCTTTGATCGCAATGATGTCATTCAACAGTATTCTTCGGTGTCGGAAATCATGGAATACTTTTTCGGAATACGTCTTGAATTCTACGGAAAGAGAAAAGACTATCAGTTGTTTGTCATGGAAGAAGAACTTGTTATGATTCGTGCAAAAGTCCGTTTTATTCGTGGAATTGTAGAAGAGACGATTGTTATTCACAAAAAGAGTACTGATGAGCTCATAAAACTTTTGGAAGAACTATCCTTTCCAAAATTGAAGTCTTCAAAATCAGCTACAAATCAAACATTTCAGTATCTTTTGAGTATGTCCATCCAGAGCTTGACGTCGGATACACTTGCTACTTTGGAAAAGAATCTTGCGTCGAAGGAAGAAGAATTGGAACTCCTGAAAGTGAAGGCTATACAAGACATTTGGATTGAAGAATTAAAATTATTTGCCACTACTTATCAAGTTTCTCTTGAAAAAAAGAAAATTATGTATGATTCTGACGTTGCAGGAGGTGGTAACAAAGGGAATATTAAGAAAACTCCGAGTGGTGGAACCAAGTCAAAGAAGAAATAAAGACTTTTTGTAGTTACGAGTAGTAGAGTCAACCTTTGTTTGAGCTTTTAAGCAAAGTAATTTAAATATTTGCAGAAAACTACGTACATGGCGGCATTATAGTAGTTTTTTTAAAAATCTGCTCTCTCTTAAAAATATATGGACGAGAACTGATATTTTTTGGTACTGTGAAATTCGTATTTAATTCATCCAAAATGTTGACATATTTTTAAGAGAGCAGACGAGTTTGCAAAAACAAAAATGTTGACATATTTTTTAGAGAGCAGAATTTAAATAAAGTCGGCGTTTGAAATGTAAAAAGGTCCACAAAAAAATATTTTAGTAGAGTACAAATTACAAAATGAATATTTCGTGCGAAAATAAGAAACTAAAATTTCCAATGCTAGAAATTCATAGACAAATTTGTAGATTACCAATTGAACTTCAAAATAAAATATACGAGTACTTAGAATTTATTCATGGGTCTTACACTGTTTTTGATAAATATTATCGCCATATGAGTCACATAATACACTATGAGCCAATGCAGCATTGTGCGACTACAACTCTAACTATAAAACCAGTAGAAGAGTCAATATTCTTCATACGAAATGAACCAGAACAAAAGGAACTAAAATCAATCATTGTAAAATCTGAAAATGATCTCAATTACTCTTCTTCTTGGCAACTCATACAGAGACGTAGACTGAAAGGACGATCTGTGACATTTTAAGTTTTTTTTCATTTTATTTTCAAAACTTTTATACATTTTTATTCACATTCACAATCTGTCTGACCTTCCTCCCCTGACTAGGATCGTATACTTCACCTCCTTTATCCGTATAGTTCTCATTGTGGTACCTCCAGAAGACTTCAGCTCCCATCTTAAAGTCATCATGGTTTTCTGCTTTGTACCAAAATACTTGATCTTCTATCTTATTACTCTTAGCGTTATTATGAATTACTAGACACTCATAGTTCTCTGTACATTGATCCATGACCTGACAGAAGACTTCAAAGCTAGGAAACATCCCTGCATAACAGTCATAAATTCTCTTCCGATTTGAGACTACGTTCTCACGTAAAATGAAAACGTAGTCAATATTTGTACGAAGATTTGGAGGAATGCCTAACGGATATTGCATAGTAATGATAAATAGCACTTTTGAATGTCGCCCATTCATGAATAGAGAACGGACATTAATCGATTTCGTCCACGAGGCATCGTACAAACAGTCGTCTAAGATGAGAAAAGCTCTTGGGTCAATACGTGACCCCCCTGACTGATTTACCTCTTCATTCTTCTTCGCCACGACCGTCGCTTGACGGTTCCGGAATCGTTCTACAATGCTTTCATTGTATTCTTCGTGAATAAATATACCTGGGACTATTTTTGAATAGAATGAGTTTGTGGCTTCTGTACCAGATATCACTGTACCTACAGGTATATCTTGGTGATAGTATAGTAAATCTTTACACAGGAAAGACTTACCTGTGTTTCGTTTCCCTATGAATACTACCACCGAGTCATCTGGAATTGAGTTCATGTTAAATCGGCTAAGATTTAAATTTTGATTAGTGTTACTCATTTCTTTTACGAATTCAAATAAAACTTAATATCCTCGCAGTTTATATATGTCAAAGTTATACTATATAAGAAGAAAAAAAGAGTATGATATCTAACGAGTAGTGAAGAAAGAACTAACTTCTACTTGTTACGGAGTAGAACAACAACAAATTACAATAGAAATGGTGTGGATTTTCAATTTTTGATCGGTATTTCATTTACTTATTGAAATAATTCACTTTCCTTTGACGATCGTTTTTCAATAAGTGAATCATTTCCTTTCACTTTTTCCCTCTTTTTTTCTTTAGGCTTCGGCATAATTTTTTCTTTTACTAAATCAAAAAATTTTTTTTCAGTCTTTTTCTTAATTTTTTTTACTCTAGTCTGTTTCTTAATTTTTTTCACTCTAGTCTTTTTCTTAGTTTTTTTAGTCTCCGACTCCTTCAATTCTTTATAGTCGGTATTATGATAGTTTATTGGACTGTCATCTAATTTCCGACCATGAAAAGAGTCGTCTAACTTCTTATCAATCTTATCATAGTGATTCAAGGTGTTACTATCTTGACGCACGCTATTCATCCCAGTAAATTGTTTATATCCTTCTAATTGTTTCTGTCGAGCGATATTCGATGCAAAAAATTTGGCATCATCTTCACTATCGCATACTTGAACATGTTGTTCAAAAAGTTTATATCCTTCAATCGTCACAATTGACCCTTTAATTGAAATATCGTAAACGTTTGGTGCATTAACCATTTCTGTTAGATTCACAAGAAGAAGATAGATAAATCACGTATAGTCCTACTTTAAACGAAAAGATTTTTTATTTTCAAAATTAGAAATCAAAAATATAAAGATTTGAGTCTCGTACGTATAGTATAGTTATTTTTTTGTCGACCGTATAAATTATAGACAATAATATACTACAATTTTCTCAACTTTTGCCCATTTTTTTAAGTCAAATAAATGAATCAAAATACGTCTTCATCTGATGTGGTAAACACTGTTCTAAAGGAACTACGAAATAAAGAAATTCACACTGCTTTAGAACAACTAAATGGACTTGATTCTACACTAAATATTCTAAAAGCAACAATTCACTTACTTGATCAACGTATTCAACTCCTGGAAACAAATGATATATCTAGTGATGAAATGAAGGATATAGTTGATAGATCCGAGCCTGATAATAAACTACATGAATCATCTACATCAAAGAAAAAAACTGCTAGGATTAAAAAGACTACAAAGTAATGAGTGAAATTTACTAATAAAATGTAAAGTCTAAAAAAAGGTCGGTGTGTATTTTTTCTAAATATGGATAGTAAATAAGTAGAAAATAATTTTTTCGTTTAATCTCCGTTTTTTAACAAAATGTCCGAAACTTCTTCTTCTTCGTCGCCGTTCAATGATAACGTGCCCAAATTATCTCTTTTGCCGTCCGACATGGAGCCCGTCAACACTTCTATACAACCTTCTGAACCTTCTATACAACCTTCTGAACCTTCTATACAACCTTCTTATAATATTATAAATGATCAGACTACGAAGTCCAACGATGTACCCATATCTACTTCCATTTCTTATGAAAATCCCACCCCCGTCAACGACGACGACGACGACGACGACGACGAAGAAGCGATAGGTGGCAAAAAACCCAAACCCAACCATAAAAAGAGAAGAACCTTGACCTTGAAAAGGATTTCATCGCAAGGTGGTGGCAAAAAAAACAAACCCAACCATAAAAAGAGAAAAACCTTGAAATTGATTTCATTGCATCGTGGTGGCAAAAAAGGGTTAAGACAGAAAAAGAGAAAGAATAAGTCGTCGCTTTCTCAGAGAAAGAATAAGTCGTCGCTTTCTAAACAGAGAAAGAATAAATCTACGAAGAAAAGAGTTTAGTTTTTCTAAGTGACATAATAGAAGACGCAATTTGCTCTAAAGTGATCGTAAAAGAAGAATCTTTTTTCACATCTCTTCTTTCACGAAACTCATCTTCCTTGACAGATCGAAGTACAACATTTGTGATCAAAGGGGTTGACGATTTTATATTATTTATGTCCGATTCATTATCGTAGTGAGAACTGAGCCACTCTTCTGGCATTGGATCATTTGGAAATATATTTTCGAACCCTCCAGGAATTTTTACATTTGACAAAGTAAGTTTTTGGTTTACAGCTACGATAGGAATACCCATTTCAACCATTTTTAGAAACTTTCCAAAGATTCGATGATCTTTTGCTTTTACGAAAGTCGTCGTCGAAACAGACATCTTTTCTTTTTTCTCATGAGAGTTTCCACTATTGGTAGTCTCTGGGGAAAAAGGCTTTGAAAATCTAAAAGTAGTTTTTATCAATGGGTTAACGACGAATTGTACTTGCACTGCTTCAAAAATACACCCTTTCATGTTTCCTTGTGACCAGATAAAAACAACCTGTACTATGAATCGACACTTTGTACTCTTCTGCAATCGTAGAATTTTAGTGAAGTCTGATTTTGTTCGAACTTGTTCATATTGATCAAAAAACAAGGTATCTCTATTCGAAGAAGATGATGGATTGAAGAAAAATGTCCAAAGACGTTTCTTATCAGATGTCATTTGATTCAGAAGTACATGTCCTTTTGTTAGTGTATTATGTGTGTTTATAAGCCATATTCCTGTATCCACTTGGTCTTCAATTTCTACACTAATTCGTAAACTATTTACATGTACTGATAAGCAATCAAACCATTCTGTCTCTAGTAATCTTTTGCTGGAATTTTCTTCCACATACTCAAATATCATTCTTAGTACTTTTTATTTTTTTATGAGAAA